CGCGCGGAGGGCGCGGCCGTGGGAAAGGAGCGCGACAGCGCGACCCCACGGCAGACCGAAGCGCGCAGCACACCGCCGTCGGGCGCGAAGCCTGCGACCGCGCGGCGCACGCGAAGCGGGCCGAAGCGCGAAAGGAGCAAGGCGGAGCAACCATAGGCGGTGCTTAATATCTAGTGCTTTTGCGCAAGGGATAGAAGCGAAATTGGCCGCGATCAGATTATGAACTTTTAGTGGGGCGGAAAATTTGCGGCCAATGTAGCGAATAGCCCGGCGGCGCAGCCGATGCGCCCAAATAAATACTTAACAAAGTGTTAAATAAAACAGGGGTAGAATGTATCAGGACACCACGGCATTACAGAAGATAGAACAGATGGATGCGCGCATCAATATCATACAAGGCGGTGCGCGTGCCGGAAAGACTACTGCTATGATTATTCGGCTTTGTGATTTAACTTTTGCCGTAGAAGATAAGTTGATTAGTGTTGTATCAGACACCTACCCTAACTTGGAGAAAGGCGCAATTCGCGACTGGGAAAAATTGTTGAAGCGCACTCACCGTGAACGGTATTTTACGCGCAATAAAGTAAAACATACATGGACGAATAAGATTACTGGCACGACGATAGAGTTCTTTTCCTGCGAAGCGGACGATGCGCTGGGCGCAGGGCGCGATTATCTGTTCATTAACGAAGCCTACCGCGTGGATTATAAGGTGTTTGACCAACTGATGTTGCGCACGGAAGTCATGGCTTGGCTTGATTTTAATCCGGTGAATGAGTTTTGGGTGCATACCGAGATAATGCAGAAGCGCACCGACTGGCAGTTCCTGAAACTAACCTATCTTGATAACGAAGGCATCCCACCGGCCGTATTGAGTGATTTATTGCAACACCGGGGCGATGGCACGAATAACTGGTGGCGCGTGTATGGACTCGGCGAGATTGGCGCGCTGGAAGGCAACATTTATTCCGGATGGATTGCCGAAGACGAACTACCGCCGAGGCTAGTATTTCGGCGATATGGGGTGGATTTTGGCTACAATGACCCGACTGTGATTATTGGAGTATGGGAAAATCCAGAAACTCAGGCGATATACCTTAAACTCTGTCTGTATCAGACACATCTCACAAGCAAAGAGATAGTAGCGGAAGCCGTGAAGATTAACGCAGAGCAAGAAGGGCTGTTTGTCTGCGACAATGCTAAACCGGAAATGATACAGGATTTGTGCGAAGCCGGGTTGCGTGCGATTCCCTGCAATAAATCGGCTAGTGGCAAAGTGAATGGTAAGAAGTATAATATCAACCTAGTGCAAGAGCGCGAAGTGCATTATTTGCGCACTGATAAGCCACTAGAACAGGAATACCTAACCTATCCATGGCGCGTGCAAAAATCCACCGGCAAGACACTAGACGAGCCGGAAGATGGCAACGACCACTGTATGGATGCACTGGCCTATGCGGTGCGCGATATGGAGAGAAAGGCGGTAGAGTATGGGGCCGTGAGATTTTAACAGTCGCTTTGGTTCTCGGCAAGATAATCGGCAAGTTGCCCCTCAGTCATATCTGCCATGTTTTCCGTTTCTTGTTCAGTGATTTGGTCTTTCGGACTCATTCAAAAACTCCTTTTCTGAAATTACTATTAGTCTTATTATAACATTTTGGAATGGGGTGCGCGGAGGAATGGAGCGAAGCGACATACCGGAGCGCAGAACTCGCGAAGCGGATAGGCGCGCCAAGCGAACACAGTTCGCTGACTGGCGAGTGGCGCGGAGTATTGGCTTCATTGTCGTTGAAATAGAATGCGCCACGAGAAAGTCAGGGGCGCAGCCGCGATAAGGCATAGTAGCAGAAAAAGCCGGGAGCAAGCCCCGGCGCGCCCTAGAAAGCGAAGCGATTACACTGGAAGAAATAGGGATTATAAGGTATAATAAGGAGTAATTATAGGAGTTAAATATGACTAAACAAACGGAGCATACAGTTCGGAATCAGGCTTTTATCGATGGGCAAAATCTCTTTCTTGGAACTTCAACAGGCCCCGATCCGTGGCGAGTAGATTTATATAAGTTCCGGGAATATCTGCGTCGCAAGTATAATATTGATAGAGCTTATTATTTTCTTGGCTGCGTTGATACTAACCATCAGGATTTATATGATCTGATTCAGGATGCCGGATTCATCATCGTGTTTCGGGAGCATAATGGAAGTGCGCTTTCTAATAAGAAAGGCAATGTTGATACGGACATTGTATTTACAATGATGAGGAACTTTCACGAAAATCCCGAAATTGACAAATTCTTCTTAGTTTCTGGTGACGGTGATTATTACAAGACTGTGCGATATCTCCATAGTCAAGATAAGTTAGGTAAAGTTTTATTCCCGGCCCAGCACAAGGCTTCTTCACTTTATCATCAACTTGGCCGTTCATGCTTTACTTATTTAGACACAGCAGATATACGCAAGAAGATAGAGTATAAGAAGTAAATAAAAAGAGGGTCTTCGCTTAGGTAGTTAGCCGTTTGCGCTGCCCTCATGGTAATATGCCTACATTATAGCAAACATATTATAAAAAGTCAATACTAAAATGACCCCTGTAATGGGGTCATTTTTTATGCTTGGGATGTTTGCTGTTGTCTGATTCGCAAATGGTCTTCACAGTCGGGTTTTTCTTTTAATTCACAATATTGTAAGAATTCAATTGTTTCAGGCGCAGGGTGTCCGTATGCTCTACCGGCAACTTGCGTAATAAGAAATTCGACAACATCTTCAAGACTAACTTTCCCGTCATAATTATCACAGGAAACACCGCAAAGAGATATCGTATGCGGTTCCGTGAAATTAACACTGATGTGGCCAGTGTTGTCTGTAATTAGCCTTGTAAAATCCGGATATTTTTCGGTATATTCTTCCGGCAAGTCATTAATGATGAGATGGTAATGATGCTCTGACATCTTCTGTCCTTCCTGTTAAAAAACTTATTATTAAGATTATTATAACATTTTTCATTAGTTTATTTGTGCCCTATCCTATGTATTCCAATAATCGGAAGCATGAACGATAATGCTAACGATTTACATTATACGGCACTAGAACTGGCGGAGATTAAGTCGGTTGCGGTGCTGAATACCGATGAAAATAAAAGCGCAGAAACAGACACGACCGCGGAGCGAACGATTATTTTTGTTGCAAGCGACAACAGTGAAGACCGGGCGCATGAGCATGTAGAAATCGCAACCTTTTATCTGCCGACCAAGAACGGCGGATTGGTGCGCGTGGCTGACCTTGCGGAAAGTAAGAATGTGGCCGTGGATGTGCCACTGCTGACAGACCATAACGGATGGGAAGTTGATAAGGTTATCGGTTCGGTGCGGAGCGCCACCTTTGAGAACGGCAAACTGGTTTTCACGGTCGGCATCTCCAAACGCAAGTATGCGCAGGATCTCATGACTTTGATAGACGAAGGACACTTACACAATGCGTTCTCTATCGGCTGGCGCAGTGGTGCATACGCGCCGGACACCAAGACTTATACAGACGGAGAAATCCTAGAAGTGTCACTCGTCACGCGTGGCTGTAATCGGGGTGCCTTTGTGCTAGATATTAAATCCACGAATCCGAATAGCCGAAATGCGCCACCGAATCCGCCTGACACACCGAATGAAGAAAATGAAAAGTCTAGATTCCGAGAGAAGAAGAAACTCGTTTATTCTTCCGAAGAATCGCAGACTTTTCTGACAACGAAGTTGGCAGAGCAAACAAACCAAGCATTAAGTAATCAAGGAGAAAAGACAATGCAAGACGAAGAAATCAAGAATACAGAAACCACTACCCCGGCTACCGAAGCCCCAACCCCGGAAAGCGCGCCGGAAGCCACCAACAATGAATCACCTCAAACGAAAGGAACACCCATGAACGAAACCACTAACCACAAACAAATCGCCACGGCGCAGGTGCAAGCACCCACGCAGAAAATCACCGTGACGAGTAATGCGAAAGCCTATCTTGACACCGAGGAAGCCAATGTAGATTTCGCAAAGTTTATTGCGGAAAATTATGGCAAATCTAATTCCGCCGTCATTAAGGCATGGGCGGAGAAAATGGCCGAGAAAGGCATCACTGGTGACGATATTCTGCCAACCACGATTGAACAGACCTTCTTCAAAGTCTGGACGAGCGACCGCGGTATTCTTGCGCACATGAAGTCCGCCAAAGCCTTACAAGGCAGTGTTTATGGCTTCTATGCCAATGGTCGTGGTGCTGGTCATAAGAAAGGCGAGAAAAAGGATAATGTCGGCTTTGAAACTGTCCGTCGTGACTATAAGGCGAAAATTGCCTTCGCGAAAATGCCGATTGACTTGCAGGATTTGATTGACGATACTACCGGCGAACTCACAATCTTGCGTGGCGAACTATTGGCCGACCTACTCTACAACGAAATCGTCCGCGCCATTATCGTTAGCGATGGGCGCAGTGAGCCAACTGGTAGCGCCAAAGATTTGCGAATGTTTGACGGTACGCGCGGTCTATGGAGTATGCTTGGCGATATTAACAAATCTGCCACTTCTGGCACCGACAGTGCAACTAAGTTTGCTAAGGCGGTGGCGACTAAAATCAGTAACACTGCTGGCGACAATGCCTACGATAAGGCCGTCAAAACTCTCTCAGCGCTCAAGGGTCGTAGTGAGAAGATTCTTGTCGCGCCAGAGGGTTTCATCTCTGGACTAATGCTAGAAAAGGACAATGACGGCCGCTATGTCTTCGCGCCGGGTAGCAACTTCGCGCAACTCTTGACCGCGAAAATCTTTGAGTTTGATTTCATGACCGACTGCGGTATGGACTTAATCGGCTTTAATGACGGCAAGTATTTGTTCCCGAATGGTCGCGACATGCTTCGTTCCGCCTTTGATAACGATTACAACCAAGATGTCCTGCTTCACGAAAAGCCGGTGGCTGGCTCACTCTTTGGCCGCAAGGTCTGTGCCGGTTATGCCAGTGCTTCTACTACTGACGGAAATAAGAATGACGAAAGCGGAGACGGCGAGTAGATAGCAGATAGGGTTGGGGCGGATACCGCAGGTAGCCGCCCCACAAAGCGACAATAGCGAAGTGATGGGCGCGCGGAACGCGCAACCGATACAGAGCATTGGAGCGATTAGCGAACAACGAGCGCAGGCTATGGGATAGGCTTTGCCTATCCCCAAGACAAGCGAGTGTGAGCAGACAATATTAAGAACTAAGCAAAAGTAAGCGAAAATGATAAGTTTAACCAAAGCCGAATGCGAAGCCTTTATTGGGCGAGAGTTGGACGAGCGCGAAGCGCAGAACTTTGATTTGTTTCGCGAGATAGCAGAGCTAAGGCTTAATAATTTACTCAGTCGCGAGGTAGCAGAGATGACTGCTCCAGAAGATTTGACTTTGATTAAACTGCTGATTGCGCGCATGATGGCTGTCTTGTCGGACGAACAGGCGGAAGCGCAGGCACGAGGCATTATTGCTAAGGCCGTAGAAGATTTTAAGATTGAATACGATAAAAATGCGCATACTCCACTGGCCGAATATGTGCGGCAGAATGAAGACCTGTTAAAGAGGTTTACCGCTTGCACTGGAGAAATGCGTGCCGGACGGACTGACGATATGACAGATTATGTGCTTTGAGGTGAGAATATGCGGAAAAATACAGTATTCACGGCATTTCTAAACGGCGAAGAAGAAATAGATTTTCTCCCTGTGGACGGCACTACCGTCAAAGGGCAACGCAAAATCAAGGCCTTGATGAAGTTCAAAGCCGGGCTAAAACGCGCTTCGCAACTGCGGCGCACGGCTAGCGATCTGACAATTCATGCGCACCCCAATGACTTTGATGATGTGGCAAACCCACAAGACATTATTGGCTCGGCAGTGCGCTGGAAAGGCAGGAATTACAGTATTGACGGAGTGAGTATTGGCAAAAATTACGATACTGGCGAAGTGGAGCATCTAACTTTCAACTGTTCACTAGCAATTTATTCCGATGAGCGACCGAAGTTCTGCTTGGAACGCGACCGAGCAAAGTTCCTTGTCACGGAAACTGGGCGGATGTTTATGTTGGAGCAATTTAAGGAAACAGTGTAAATGGAAAGGAATTTTAACTAATGGAAGCAATCAAATTCAGTGAACTACCATCTGGCGACCGGATGCCATTAGCGGACGAGGACGGTGCGCCGATTATTGCGAATCAGGAAAATCGGTTACTTACTTGGGGCAGGCTAAAACAACAGATAGCGGCGCAAACCCATACTGATACCGTAGATGAAAGCGAGAAAATACCGACTGCAAAGGCGGTATCTGACGCGCTTGGTTCGCTGAATAGCGATTTGCATGATGAGTTTGATGAGAAAATTGACGACGCGCAGGCAAAAGCCGAGGGCGCGAACGCAACCGCCAAATCTGCCTTAGCCTCGGCTGGGTCGGCGAGCCGCGATGCACAGAGTGCGGAGAACAAGGCAGCTGAAGCAGTAAGTAAAGTAGCCGAAGCAACATCTGCGGCGAAAACGGCAGAGAGTAAAGCGGAAGAAGCCAAGAATGCAGCAAACGGAGTGGTGGCCATCGCCGAAAGTGCTAAAAGTCTAGCCGAAGAAGCCAAAGGCGCAACGGAAAAGATAGACCTTGAACCGCTTAAACAGCAACTTGAAACAATTGGCACTTATGCTGGATGGCGCGTAGAGATTACGACCGGCAGTATTGATACGGAAAATGGATTGATGAGTGGCGCACCGTCGCTCGCAGAAACCGTAGAGGGAGTGGATGAGGATATATTAACATCTGAAGCGCTAGCACTGGTATTCCGGAATCAGAAAGCCCTCTATGACATCCTCATGGATACGCGGAAACGCGCAATTGCCAACGCAACCAACCTTACGGCCATGCTCACTAATATCAACTCGGTCTTAACGCAAGTCATGAACTAGGAAATATTAATGGCAAATCTATTTACGACTACAGCGAACAATTGGAGCTACGGCTATAATCCACCTAGCACTAAGGATTTTGATACCTATGGTATGCCGGATATTGTCAATGTGGCGGAAAACTTTATTGAGGAACTCGCGCGGGTTTTGTTCTTTCTCAAGAAGCAAAATGACTACGAACGCAGCGAGGTGAATCGCACAGACTGCCTCGGCATGTTTGGAGCAGACGATATTGCGAGTCATGTCAAAGCATATGGCATTACGGCTTACGATATGAGCTATCCGCGCTACCCCGAATCCG